CCTTCAGTGACAGTGCCGACACGTCTTTCCCATGAGCGAAAGTTCGCTTCGCGAACTCGAACCCACCGGTAGACGAAATAAGGGACTTCGCCAGCCCATACTCTACTCCTATCTCTAAGAGCAGAGTCTGGTAAACCAGGGCTACTTGTGCATTGGCTAGCACAATATCGTCACCAAGGAGACAATAGTCCTTGTAGAACCCACGGAACCCCGTTCTATAAGCGGCGAATTGGACTAGGATATGATGGGTTAAGCTAAAAGCTGCCCATGAGGTTAAAGCCCCCATGGGCTGACCCGCTCCGTAGAGCAGACCTCTCGGCATCCCGCCCTCGGAAGGGTAAGCTACCTTTCCGTCAGGGAGTTTAGTAGGTGCGACATACTGCCGCTCTACTAAAAGGGACGCCCACAGCTCCGCCAGTTTCGGCCCAATTAAGACCGATAGAACCACATGCTGCAGTGCGAGAGGGAAGCGATCCGTAGCCGACGAAAGATCTAAAGACCAGAACTTCCTATGACCGAGATTGATTAATCTCTCGGCCGGTTTGATCTGGTTAAAGGTCCCATCTGTCTCAATCCTTTTCAGGATTGAAAACAGAAGGTCGTGTACGGGCTTCATTACGCACTGCGTTATGCTATCCACCATAGCGAAGACACGGATCTTACCAGCAGGTTCGATCTTGTAGCCTAGCTTGCCTAGTCCCAGCGGTCTTCCCATTCCTGGGAATTTGAAAGGATTATAGCCCTCGGTCTCGACTTTACGTCGAATCCAAGGAACTAATCTAGCCTGGAGAGTGAAGAGACGGCGAATTACGCGGTCTCCGACGATGTCCATCCAGAGTCGTAGTTTTACGTACAACTCCGGGTGGAACTCAGCCCACTGAGTTAAATCAGTGAAAAGAGCGCCAGTATTAGTTGCTGAAAGGCAACTAACCGGTTTCCCGGTTCGTGATTTCTTCGTCACGATTCTGCCATCGAGCCATGATTTCTCATGGACACCACCAGTGTTAGGTCCCCCTTTCAGGATCGCTAGGAGTTTGGGTTTTAGGTCACAAGAAATCCCTTCCCACTTGAAAGTGATCCAGCACGCGATGAAACTACTCGTGATAGCGATTAAGCTACCTGAGATAGGAGTCATGGACCCGAACGTTACCGTTCGGCTTCGACGTGCTAACCATCGAGTGGCTAATTGGTCATACCCAACTTCACGAAAGAAGAAAGGTAGCCAATCATTCAAGAAGGAAATCCACCCTCTTAGGAAATCTGGAACCATAGCGGAGGGGTCCGTTATGGAATTAAGATTTAATTTCCCAGGTATATCAATTACTCGATATAACTGGAAGTAAGTCAACCAGATTCGGACTGTCCAGGGATCACCTGAGACGATCCTTTTCCGCATCACTGCGGGTATCACACGAGGTATGCCGAAACCGTGTGTCCGTGCCACCGCGCAACCTAGTGCCTGTGTACTGTGGATCCGTTGCCCTCCGGCGCTTTGCTGTAGTAAAACAGCGCACGCCTTTAGGTACTTAACCACGTACATCCAGCCACCTGATCGTTGCAGGCGCACCACGAACTTCGCGAAGCTCATTGTAGCTGTGTACCATCGAGCAGTGATTCCTCCATCCCTCAGATGCAGAACTCTTGCGAGAGCTGCACCCAAGGCGCGACCACCTTTTACAGTGGTCTGCCAATCAAACGCGGCGCCCTTAACGGTTCTTGTTAAAGAACTTAGTTTAAAGCGTTTCATTATTAGTAGTGTCGATGATGCTGCTAATAACTCGTTTGATACTTCAGTTTCCTCCGAAGAGGACTGCAGGCACCCTTGGTAGGGTCGGTGGAGTTAACACCTTTTGGTTCGCTAAGAAATTATCGAACACAAATCTCAGGCCCCCTATCACAATCACTCGTGACAGTTTTCGGCAAACGCCTTTTAGCGATAGCTCGCAAGAGCTAAGGCATAACCTGGTACTGCTTACGAAGTTCAAAGCTACCAATACACCTCATTAGAGGCTACCTTGTATCCCTTTACGGGACCGTCATCTTTGGATGGCGCTACCCAACCTAGACTAACCCGATTAGCATTTGGCTAATCGGTCTCGTATCTCACGAGATTTCTTTTTAGGAGGTTAGTCCCTACTAGCTTCGAGCTCTCGTTCTAAGCGTTCTGGAATGACGGGAGTGGTCGTATTACTACGACTCTTCTTTTCTTTCAGTGCGTCCGCCTAAACGCGGGGAACGAATAGGTTAGAATACTAGCCAAAAGACCAAATAGGTCCATGGTATGTACTACCCAATCTCGAACGCACAGGGCATAATGAGTGCAACCGCTGTAGGAGCTCACAGGTCAACAAAGTTCCCACC